GACTTCTTGATTGAGATTGCATTTGTCGCATCTGTAATCGTAGGCTGGCAAGTAAGACACTTCCTTATCATGTATGACCCACATCCAGAACAACGGTCAATATCTGCATCTGTAGGTTCTTTGTCTAAGTGACCGTACTTTAATATGAGTAGTGGCAATAGATCCTCAAGTCGGATGATGCAGGCATACTCACTAGCATCTTCACCTTGTCCGTTGAGTCTAATAACTGCAAAGCCTAATTCCCCCGAAATGGCTGTGCGAGCTTTCAATTGCTTTAAGTACGCTAACGGTTGAAATCCAGCGCGGGCTTTGATTTCTGCGTCAAACGGTACATTGACAATATCCTTGCCACTACCCCTTCCCACACATGCGCCTTGCCACACAGTCGATAGGTACTGTGCAACAACTCGCTCTGTGCGAAAACCTCTGTGCTTTCGAGCTTGACTAGCCATTAACTGCTTTACACTTAGCGCATTGCCATGTAACAATGCCATTGACTGAATCAGATGAGATATCGGCTAAGTCGCGTATCTGGACTGGCTCATTGCACAGCTGACAAGCGATAAATGCTGACATGAGGTCAATCCATTCACCATTGATCTTAATTCCAACGCTTCCCATTATACTCTCGCTTTCTGTGGTTGCCATTTTCCTGCACTATTGATCTCATACCAAATTGCAGGGCATTTGCCCTCATAACCTGCATGTCCTAGAGCTGTGCATTGATAAGCAGCCCAGTCCTTGCCAGTCTTTGTGCTGTGTCCAGTTTTCCAAACCATGCTTCCATGCGCACATTGCGGCACTTCAGCAGCTTCAGATGTGCCAATGATCGCAGCTACATTTTCTATTGCTTTCTCCAGAGTTTGTGGTGCATCTACCACCTTCATGTATTCATTAACTGGAGTTGTCCAATAGTCCTGAACATCTGCAACAGCGGGCTTAGCAGGCTTTTGTGCTACTACCTTTTGCATCTCCTCACGACTGGCTTTGTGCTTGTCTATTCCGATATTTGCATTAGCACATGCGATGCCAATCGCTGAAGTAGCACCGTTTTCCAAAGCAAAATCTTTATTAACACCTTTGTCTGTAATAACCTCATTTGCAAGACCAGTGGAGAATGGCTTTTCATCTTCCACATTTCGATAAAGCCTTGCAGCAACGATAAAACGCTTATCAGACCATTCAAGTATCTCAGTTTCAATGCGACCATTAGGATTCCTTTTCCAGAATTCGATAACTCTTTCTCTAACTGTGGTGTATTCGTCCAGATTAAACATAAAGTTCATTCTCCTCGGTTGCCAACTGCCCCATCAAAGCAATGTAAGCTGCTCCATCGATGTAGTTATCTGCCTTGTCTGGGTTTCCTGTGGTTGCTCTGGCGAGTTTGACGAGTGCAAGTATGGCGCACACTTGATAGTCCATGACTGGCATCTGTAAGTATGCTGAGATGAGCATTGCGGCGTGTTGCATGTTATCAGCTGGATGACCGTAGTCGTTGAGACCACGATCTTGCACGATGTCGCTGGCACTTTGTAAAATCTCCTGATATTTCATTCTTCCCAGAATTCCTGTCTGCTAAGGGATCGACCTCGATGCCAACCCTCACGAATACCTCGTTCTTTACCGAGTCTATACGCATCAAAGGCTACAACGCTCATGCTGATAAAGATTCCAATGATACAAATCAATAGCATCTTGTCTTGGTTGCTCATTACTTGACCGCCCTTAATTTTGGATAGTGACCATTAAATTCCACAAACTCCTGCAATGTCACTGCACTTTTATATTCGTTGCAATCTGTGCAGACCATTGTGGCAGTCATGTCAAAGCTGCAATACAAGCAGTAATACTTCTCAACTGCTGGTGTGTAATAGACCTCAATTGTAGCCATTATGCGCTTACCGCCATCTCGTACATGTCATAGTTAGTCAGTAGAATGTAAGACTCCATGTTGTCATCGTATGATTCTTCAAACGCATGACCATTATCTTCTAAGAATGTTCTGGCTAGGATTAAAGCAGCTGCTGAATCTACCCAATAGCAAACAGCCCAATCAAAAGAAACTTTATCTAAAAAGCGATCTGACTGAATTTCCCAGTCATTACCTTTCCATCCCATAGCTGTGTCTGTTAGTGCATCAAAGTCTTTTGCTGTGATCTTCATTTTTGTACCTATCTGTAGCGATGCCCTTGATCGCTTACAGAATTAGAATCTCACGCTGGTAAGACATGGTCAAGCATATTTAGGTAACAAAACGATAACGATTTACTGGTACAACTTCCCGTACAATGTAAATGATCCGTCCTTGTTAATAGGCACAAGCATGGGAGAAACTCGGTCTCCATGAGTCTCAATCACTGCCACGCTCATCTGCCAATTAGCACTGCCAGCCTTCAAATAAGAGGCTTTCTTCTTGTCCATGACATTCCCAGCCTCTAAGCCCCACAAAGTCCTGTATGAGGCTCCTATGCCCTCTGTGAAGGCACTAATACCTGCTCTGTGGGTGTGACCACAAACGACAGACCTACCAAACTTACGGGCTAGACCAAGAGCTGTCAGTCCAGCATTGGTATTCATCGATCCTTCGTCACCATGCACTAAGACCCATCCTTTGTGAAATTCGTATGGCTTTTTGTGGAAACGAATCCCCAAGTCATTGAAGCCCATAAAGTTGGAGTAGTCGAGTTCTGGAAGTCCAATGAGGCTAGGAGCTCCTCTAACGAGAGTGTGGTAAAGACGATCGGTGTGGTTGGATCTAGTGATGTCGGTGGTTCCCAGATCCCAGAGGATGTTTTGAGCCAGACTTCTGTCTGCATCTAATTGCCCCTCATATTCTAGGTGAGTGCCCTTAGCCCACTTGGATTGGCTTTGCATGTCTAGTTCATCGCCTGTGTTTAGGACAAGGTCAAACTTCTCACGCTTTACTAATTTGACTAGATTTTTAACAGCTTGCTCGTGATGATAAGGGATTTGTAGATCCGATATCACTAGATAGCGTTTTTTAATCATCATCCTCATCTTCGTAATCGCCTAACTTCTCAGGCGGTACTCCATCAGGCAAAATCCAATGCGGATATGCTTGGGGTTCAGTAATCATAAACATGGCAATATCTTCTGCAAAGCCTGCTCGCTTTAATGAACTAAAGTATTCATAAAGCCCAATGCAGTAGGCATCTAATTTAGAGTAACCTTGCTCTTCTAATGCCTTAGTTGCTTTTCTTGCCATGACAAAATTATCGCTCTAGGAGTATGTTGTAGATCTCATCGACACGCGAATTGAGTCGCTTAATTTCTCCAAGCAGATGAGTAATGACATAGCCTGATAGACCACCTATGATGCCAATGGTTGCTATGTAAAGAGTGAAGAAGTCTTGCTGTGTCACTTCTTCAAGCCTAGAGCAGTATCGTTTGCGTTTAGGTATCGCAAAACTGGTGGAAGAATTGAGGCTACGCCTGCTGCAATGAGAGCTTTAGGATCTGAAACTCCAGCTGCTGCCATGCTGATTACTGCTACTAAAAAGGCTCTTGCCCATGAACCTGCTGCTGTCTTTAATTCATTCATTACTGGCTCCTAACATAGGTACTTGAAAAAAAGCCCCATCATCGTCAGCTTCTTTCGCAAACGAGATGTGACAGTGGTGGTTGTGTTTGTTAGTGCCCTCGTATGTTCTCCAAGCCCATGCCTTTTTGCTAGAGGCGATACGACCATCAAAGATAATGTAGGTAATGCGTCTTTCTTTTTTAGACTTGCATAAGAGACGAATCTGATCTGCAAGATCTGGCATGAGGTCTGGCTTAGCCCTACCACTGAGATCACGATCAACATCGATGGCACGAACCCAGCCATTAACATCGGGATTATGATCGCTAGGGCGAGCTGCGTGTCGAGTATCACCGATCCAGCCATCCGATGTGCGGTCACGACTTGGGTAGGAATGATCAAACTGTTCCCGAAGTTGTGAAGCAGCTTTACTTAGTTTTGGCTTCATTGATCACAATCGGTGTGGATTGTTCCGCTTGTCGGCGGTCGTATTCTGACTTTGGCATTGAGGTAAATTCTCCGTTGCCTCGGTCAATGATTGCGTGTTCTGTTATTTCATTTGTCAATAAGTTTTCTGATTCAATAAAAGTTACATTTTCCATTTTACAACTCCGCACTTAATCCGAGATAAGAAGGTAACGTATTACCCAAAATAACATAAGTTCTGTATTGAGTTAAACCAGATGCAACAGTTGCTTCTACGCATACAACCGAAGAATCAGAAGTTGCAGTATTAATAATCAAGTTTGTTATTAATAGTGCTGCATTTACATAATCAAATAATCTTAAAGAAGAATAATCAATAGCAGTCACTGCGCTTCGCATACTTGTAGTTAGTTTTAATGGAATCAATGCCTTTGTTCCGCTATAAGCAATTCCATTTTGATTGTAATCACCAGTTCCGATGTTTGTGAAACGCTGGTAATACCTCTGGCAGGCGCTAAGTTCTCCTTGGAGTGTTCCTGTTGCAGTTTGGAAAGCGGTAGCAACTGAACCTGCTTCAGCCTGAAAGCCCCAAATTTGAAATGTTCCAGTTTGATCGCCTACGCCTGAACCAATTATTGCATCGGAAAACAAAAGATAAACATTTGTAAAACTTGAAGTACCGATTGTTTTTCCGCTAATGCTTGGGACAGTTATCTTAAAAGAATAACGAGTCCAAGATGTGCTGATTGCTTGCTTTGTTCCAATAGTATTGACTGAACCTGAACCGCCTGAACCAAAATCTTGATTGACCACTACATCTACCGATGGAGTGCCGCTTGCAGCCTTAGCCCAAAATGACACGACAATAGACTGATTTGCAAAAGTTCTAACATCCTCAATGCGTTGGCTTATTCCAATGTAACTGCTCGTTGCAGCACTAATTGCACATTGTAGAAATGTCGAACCTTCATAACCAGCAACAGGGGCTGTTCCAGGAGTAAATGTCTGTGGAGTAAAAGCATAAGTAACTGTTCCACCACTTAGAGTTCTCCAGCGGTCAAAAGTATAAGTATCGTTAGCAGTAACGCTAGAAAATCCTCGTTGATTGATTCTGTAATCACCATTGATTATTTTATTCTTACCAGCAGCCCAATTTGCTTGGTATGAAAGTCCAGTTGAAGTGGAACTATCTGCTACGAGTGTCTCGCCATTGTTGCCCACTGAAAGGTTAGCAGGAGTAGAAGCAGCTGTTGCAGCAGCAATAGATCCCTTAGCTGTGTAGGTGCTTTTAGGAGTCATGGTAGCCATAGTTGTATCAATGGCATTGCCTAGTGTGCGAATAGACAGCGCACCATTTTTAACTAGATCTGTGTTATCGGGTTCTAGCCACCCGTAATTAGGACTCGTTGCCATTTAAGATAATACTCCTGTCGCGTTGTTCCATGTAAGTGTAGCATTTGTGGTTGCCCATGTTATAGTGCTAGGCAAAACTGTATCCCATTGTGTCGTAGATAGGGATAGATCCGTTGCTGTGATATATAGGGTCAAATCCACATAATTAGGATTGGCTCGCATAGTTATGTTTTCGA